TCGGTTACTGAGAGGGCGCTATGCGCAGATACCTAGCTTTGAATGACGCTCGAGAAGTGATTGCGCACTTGATTGAGGGAGTGCATGAAATTCCGTCAGGCGCCGTCTTGATTGATGGCGAACTCTGGTACGAAGTAACACAAGACGTCGGCTGTACGTGGCATTTAAGTGAGACTGGGGCGCTATCAAAGCGTCCAAAAGCTGACTTTCTGAAAGACCCCGCAAGGTTCGAACGCGAGTGGCGCGATGCTGAGTTGGTTGCTGTTATCTGGTTGCGCGAGCGTCATCGTGACCAGCAGGAAATTGGCTTTGATACAGCGTTGTCCCACGAACAGTTCAGATCGCTGCTGTTATATATGCAAGCACTGCGCGACTGGCCCCAGTTCCCCGACTTTCCGGACAGCAAGCATCGCCCAACAGCACCATCCTGGATCGCTGACCAAACCAAATAAACGCCCCGCACTTACGGGGCGTTTTCTTACCAATCGGAACACCCGCCGCCTTGAGCGGTTTTTTTGTGCATGGAGATCCTAGATATGCCCACCCGCCAAACCTACACCGTCCTCATCCCATTCCCCACCGGCGCCGGCCATTGGTCCACCGTCGGCCAGGAACTGGACCTACTGGACGTCGAAGCATCCGCCCTGCGCACCGCTGGCCGCCTGGAACTCACCAGCGTCCTCAACACCACCCCGGCCAAAAAGGCCACCACCAAGAAGGCTGACTAACATGGCTGAGGTTTTGAACTTCGAGCACAACGGCATCACTGTGAATGCCACCGAATCCCCCGAGGCCATGGGTGGTCTTGGCGATAATGTGATTGGTCTGGTCGGCACTGCGCCGAACGCCCATGCGTCGATCCCGAAAAACGCGCCGTTCCGCATCAACAGCTTCACCACCCAGGCGCTGCTGGACCCGACTGGCGCAGAGACGGGTACGCTGTTCCACGCCGTCTACCAAATCCTCAAAGTGGTCAAGGTGCCGGTCTACGTGGTGATCGTGGAGGAGGGCACCACTCCGGCGGACACCCTCAACAACGTGATCGGCGGCGACGAGCCGGTCACCGGTCGCAAACTGGGCCTGGCTGCACTGGCCAGCGTGCCGGAAGACCTGACCATTATTGGTGCCCCAGGCTTCACCGGTACCAAGGCCGTGGCCGGCGAGTTCGCCTCGTTCGGCAAACGCATCAAGGCCCGCGTGGTGTTGGATGGCAAGGACGCAAGCGTCGCCGACCAAGTGACCTACAGTGGCGAGCTGGGCGGTGCCGACTTGGGTTTCGACCGGTGCCTGCTGGTGCACAACATGCCGTCGGTGTACTCCAAGGCGGCGAAGAAAAACGTGTTTCTCGCGCCGTCATCCCTGGCCATCGCGGCGCTGGCCAAGGTCAAGCAATGGGAAAGCCCAGGTAATCAGGTGACGTTCGCCGAGGACGTTTCCCGCGTGGTCGAGTACAACATCCTCGACACCTCCACCGAAGGCGACCTGCTCAACCGCTACGGCGTGAGCTACTACGCCCGCACCATCCTCGGTGGCTTCTCGCTGCTGGGTAACCGTTCCATCACCGGCAAGTTCATCAGCTACGTCGGCCTGGAAGATGCCATCAGCCGCAAGCTGGTCAAGGCCGGCCAGAAAGCCATGGCCAAGAACCTCACCAAGTCCTTCATGGACCAGGAGGTCAAGCGCATCAACGACTGGCTGCAAACCCTGGTCGCCGACGAAACCATTCCCGGCGGCAGCGTGTACCTGCACCCGGAACTGAACAGTGTCGAGAAGTACAAGAACGGCACCTGGTACATCGTCATCGACTACGGCCGCTACGCGCCGAACGAACACATGATTTATCAACTCAATGCCCGCGATGAAATCATCGAGCAGTTCCTGGAGGACGTTCTCTAATGTTTACCAACCGAGTCAGACAGGCCATTGCGGCCACCCTTCAAGGCCTGCCGTTGTCCGCGACCGTGGAGGAGTTCACCCCGCCGAAGATCGAGTTCGAAATGGAGCCCATGTCCGGAGGTCGCTTCATTGCCGAGGAAATGGCCAAGAGCGGCAAGGCGCTCGGCGCCATACTGGTGCTGCAGGGCGCGGGCCCGGAAATCATGCTGGCCCTGGGTGTGCGCCTGGGTGATGACATCCTGCTCAACGTGCGGGAAGCCGGCCAGGACCAGGACGGCAAGACGTATTTCACCTACCACACAGTCGGCGGCAAGCTGAAATCCCTGTCCGAAGCCAAGCTGAAGATGGGCGACAAGGCCCTCACCACGCTTGAGCTGTCCTGCCGCACCTACACTCGCCTGGAAAACGGCATTCCAGTGATCGACATCGACGTACGCACCCAGAAGTTCGTCCTCAACGGCGTCGACATCCTCGGCGACGCCCGCCGCGCCGTGCTGATGCCTTAAGCCCAAACACGATTCCTATAGGCGCTGGCGTGCCAGCGATCGCGTCACCTCGGTACACCCGACAAACCAAGTCGCCTGCATCGCCGGTAAGCCGGCTCCTACAACGACCGTGTTCACTGCAACGATTTTATCAAGGAATAGCCCCATGGCCTGGATGCCACCGCTGCATGCCCTGCTGTCCCCGATCACCGCCGACACCGGCGCGACGATCCAGCAGGTTCAACTCAAGCCGCTGTACTACGCCGCGCAAAAAGAAGCGCTGGCCCGGGCCGGTGATGACGAGGACGATCAGTTCTTCGAACTGGCGAAACTCGCCACCGGCCTGTCGGAAAAAGAACTCGACCAACTCAAGCGCCCGGACTACGTGACCATCGCCCAATACGTGCACGAGATGTCGACACGTCCCGCGTCGTTTTTCCTCGGTGAACCGGCGGCGTCGTCCCACGAAGAGCCCGTCCAATTGCTGCTGCCCCTCGACGCAGCGGGCCGTACCTTCAGCGAGTTGTCCCTGGAAATGCCCGCCCTGCGCGCCACCAAGGTGATGAAAAACTCACCACCAACAAAGAGCGCGCCGAGTTCATCACTGCTCACTGCACAGGCCTGATGATCCCCGATCTCGCCGGCCTGACCGTGCCCGACTGGACCGAATTGCAGGAGCGCATTGACGATTTTTTAAATCAACCGGCGGCCTTCTTTCGCAACGCGACATCGAAGTGATCCTCGATGTGGTGCCGCTGGTTTACTCGGTAAATGAAGCGGAGATCCTCGAGTGGGATGCCGCAAAAGCATTGCGCCGCTACGACATCGCGATGACTCGCCTTGGCGTTAAACAGGAGTAGAGCGGGATGCAAGACACTAAGTATGGGATCAAGCTCGCTCAGGAAGACTTCCGCTGGATGATCGGCGAGGCGGATCTTGGCAATGTGCTGGCACCGTTTTCCACAAGCGCTGCGGCACCTTTAAGCCTGGAAGCTGCATCGCAGCCGCCGTTTGAACTGCGCTCTGTGTTGGTCACCCTCAGTGTGGACATCAATGCCTTGACCCAGGAGCAAGTGCGACTGCGCGAGACGCTGGAGACGCTCAACAGCACGTTGTTCATCAATGGCGATTCGCTGGTGCCCAAAGCGGCCGATATCGCCACGAGCGCATTGAAAGATGAGCCCGAGAAGCCCGCTGATGGTGCTCTGGAGAGCGCGGCCAAGGCGGTTGTAGGCGAGTTGTGGGACGCGTTGAAAAGCAAAGTTGCTGAAAAAGCGATTGATTGGGCCTGGGACCCGATCAGTAAGAAAGTCAAAGGTCGCAAAAAACTGGGTGGGCGTGGTTCAGGCCTGCTGAACCTATTCGGACAAAACCGCCAGGCCTTGGGTGCTTCGCCACCAGGCATTCAACCGGGTGCAACCACGCAAAGCTTTCAGTCCTTTGCCGGGGCAAGCGTTGCAGCGCCAACGTTATCGCGGCCAAACCTACCTTCGGGTGCCCTGAACGATGCCTTTGCCACGCTCGGATCCACCGGCATTCGGCGGCTGGCACCATTGAGAACCGCCGAAGCCACTCTGGACGTGATTCAGGGTGTACGCAACGGCGACGCCAAAGCCATCGGCACCGGCTTGAGTACCGCCGGCGGTGCCTGGGCGGGCGCCTCTGCCGGCGCGGCGATCGGCACTTTGGTCTTCCCCGGCGCCGGCACCGTCGTCGGCGGGGCACTCGGTGGTTTATTGGGCAGTGAGGCAGGCGCCTGGCTGGGTGACAAATTGTTCGGTTCGAGTGATCGCCTGCCGCCACCGAACGCGGTCAGCACAGCGCTCAACAGTGCTCGTGCCGACAACATTCAAGTTTCGATTGCCCCGAGTATCCAGATCACCGGGGTCAACCAGGCCGACGCCCAGCAGGTGGTCAACCAAGTAATCCAGGCCCTGCAATTCCAATGCGTGCCGATGCTCACCGACTCGCTGGGGATCCGGCGCAACGCGGCATTGGCCGATCATGGAGGTGATTGATGCGACAGCAAATGGTACTGGGCGACTTTATCTTTGGCCTTTCCCGAGGGTTTGCCTATTCCACGTTGG